ACTACAATCAAACGAAGCTTCAGGAATTCCAAAATGAAACGAATTCATTTAAGGATTTGTCAACGCAAAAGTTCAAAAAATGGGTGAAGGAATACGCGAATCACAAAGGGTACAAATACACCGAAGGACACAACCATTCAGGTCGTTATTTTATCTTGACTGAAGGATCACCAGCGAATGAATTCACACCGAAAAACGATTGTCCATTTTAATTTTATATCTTATGAATTATTTACTTATGTTAGCTATTATTCTCACCATTTTCATTTGGTGTGTTGCGATTTATTTATTCGGTTGGTGGGGTGCGATTGGGTGTCTTGTCATCGGAATTTGTGGAACGTTGTGGATTGAAATCAAAGGACTGGAATGAAAATAACGAACGAAGATAACATGGAATTGATGTCAAGGTATCCTGACAAATACTTCGACTTAGCGATTGTTGATCCGCCGTATGGTGTTGAAGATTTAACTGGAAAAGAATTTTCACATGGTCGTGGTAAATTGAAAAACCGACAATTTAATAAAGGAAATGAAAAAATAATTATCTGGGACAAAGCACCAAAAAAAGAATACTTCAATGAATTGTTTCGTGTTTCAAAACACCAGATTATTTGGGGTGGGAATTACTTTCCTTTACCGATTTATAGATGCCCGATTGCATGGGACAAATGTCAACCTTGGGAAAATTTCAGTCAAATCGAACTGGCTTGGACTTCATTCAATAAACCAGCGTCAATTTTCAAATTTGACAACAGAACTGGTGGAAAAATTCATCCAACACAAAAACCCGTTGCACTTTACAAATGGATTCTTGACAAATACGCGAAAGAAGGTGACAAAATTCTTGACACACATCTTGGTTCAGGTTCAATTGCGATTGCGTGTCATGATTACGGCTTTGACTTGACCGCATGCGAACTTGACAAGGAATACTTTGACAAGGCAATGGAACGAATCAACAACCACAAATCACAAACAAAATTATTCTAATGAAAAAGGAAAATAAAGAACGACTTGACGCGCTGAAGCTGGCGAATGACATCGAAAGACATCCGTCTTTTCCGAAAGATTACTTCGTAAAGAAAAAGTGGGACGACAAGACCGCAAACGGATTGACCAAGGCAATCACATCGTTCATCCAGTTCAACGGATTTCAAGCTGAACGAATCAACACAATGGGTGTCGCAAGGGAAAACAAACGAACCGACGGAAAGGTCATCGGTGTGACATGGACAAAAGGAACAACCACGGCTGGTTCAGCTGACATTTCAGCGACCATTCGTGGACGTTCAGTCAAGATTGAAGTGAAGGTCGGAAAAGACCGTCAAAGCGACGCACAAAAGCGATACCAAGAATCAATCGAACGCGCTGGTGGTGTGTACATGATTGCGCGTGATTTCGATTCGTTTGTGGAATGGTTCGATGAATTTGTTAAAAATCATTGACTTTTGTTTCACGAATGAAAACTTTGTTTATCTTTGGTGAAATTTAATACTTATAATTATGGCGACAACAAGAAAAACGACCGACACGGTCACACCTGAAGCACCGAAAGGATTGTTTCACAAGCTTCATTCAGCGAAGCAACACATCGGAAAGGTAGCGAAGAACGCAACGAATCCACATTTCAAGAAAAGTTACGCGGACATCAACGCGTTGCTTGAAACGGTTGAACCGATTCTTTTATCTTATGGGTTGATATTATTGCAACCAGTCAAATCGAATCTTGTCTTGACACAAATCATTGACATCGATTCTGGTGATTCGGTTGAATCATGTATGGAAATTCCGATGAACATTGTTGATCCACAAAAAATGCTTGCGTGCGTGACGTATCTTCGTCGCGGAACGCTTCAGTCATTGTTGTCACTTCAGGCAATCGACGACGACGGACACGAAGCTTCACGTCCTTCAGCAAAACCAACCATTGACGAAGAACGATTCAAGAACGCTTTGAAGGCAATCGCTGAAGGAAAGTTCACGGTTGATAAATTGAAAGCGACTTATTCGTTGACACCTGAACAAATCAATCAATTGAAATGAAAGAAATGACCGCTGAACAACGCGCAAAGTATTTGTTTGAATTGTTTGACTTCATCGAATACGATTCGAAGGTGAAGACATTCATGACAAGGAAATCATGCGCGTTGATTCTGGTTCAAGAACTCATGAAGGACGTTGACATCAAATCGCGTGACTTCATTTATTGGTCAAATGTTAAATTAAACTTATTAGAATTATGAAATTTATTAAATACGTTCGAATGTGGATTGAAGATAGTGTTGAAGCTGAAGGTGGCTTCTGGTGCTACATGGGAATGGATGAAGACGGTTATTTGTGGGAATTAAACGAAAACCGTGAAAGTCATTTCGCTGACAAAGTGAATGACACCTTGGAACAATATGTTGAATGGGGATATAAAATTGAAGAATTATGAAATGGCGCGCTTCAGAAATCGGTAAACTCATGACAACGTCCCGGTCGAAAACGGATGTCTTGTCACAAACGGCGAAAAGCTATATTAATCAAATCGCGAAACAAGATTTCTTCGGTTATGAATCACCGATAATTAATCGGTATTTGGACAAAGGAACGAATCAAGAACTTGAATCCATTCAGCTATTGAACGCGGTTCGATTCGAAGATTTTCACAAGAACGCGGTTCGGAAAACAAACGACTTCATGACTGGTGAATGTGACATTGTCACCGTGTCATCAATCATTGACATCAAAACAAGCTGGTCGCTTGACACGTTCCCGGAATTACCTGAAGACATCGATTCAAAGGAATACGAATGGCAAGGTCGCGCGTACATGTATCTTTACGACAAACCTGAATTTGAACTTGTTTATTGCATGGTGTCAACGTGGGACGAATTCTTGACGCAATACGATGACAAAGCGCTTCACAAGGTTGACCACATTGATCCAGCGAAGCGAATCACTTCGATGTTGTTTGAACGTGACATGGAACTTGAACAACAAATGATTGAACGTTGTCAACTGGCGACGGAATACTATATTGAACGAATAACTAAATTAAACAACAAATGAAGCCAAAAACTAAATTAAAATAACACATTTGGCTAATTATAAACTGAATAACAAATGAAACAAACCGCAACAAATTACTTAATCGAACAGCTTTCATTGAAAACAATGGCTGAACACATGCCGTGGGTGGCAAAAATTCTTGACACCGCGATTGAAATGGAACACGAACAAATTGAATTCTTCTATAAACAAGGACATTTGAATTCAGGTTGTCCCTATGCGCTTGAAGAAGTTTATCACAAGACATTTCCGTATGTAATCGAGAATCGCGATACGCAATAAAATAAAGAACAATGAAACAAACGGCGGTTGAATGGTTGTATGAACATATACTTTTAACACCATTAGATATACGTTCAATTAACAAATGTTTTGAACAAGCAAAAGAAATGGAGAAAGAGCAGATTATTAAGGCTTATAACACATCATTTTTATTAAGACATGAGCCATATTCAACAGCAGAAAAATACTATAAACAAAAATATGAAAGCAACACTTGAATTCAACCTACCAGACGACGACGCTGAATTTTATTGCGCGACGAAAGGAACAGCAATGTTGAACGCGTTATGGGAAATCAACAGCGAACTTCGCAAGCTTTGGAAATACGAAGAACTGAACGACGAAGAATGGAAAATAGTTGAACGAATCCGGGAAAAATTCTTCGACATCCTTCAGGAAAATGACATCAATCTGGACAAATGAAATACGCAATCATTTTCGCGTCCGCGGTTATCATGGAAATATCTTCGACATTTTACATTCGATTTGTCGCGGACAAGAATACCTTCGGAATGTTGTTTTTCGCTTTCATCGCGCCATTCTTGACGCTGGCTTTCGCTGGCTACATGGTTGAAAGCAAACAATGGAATGAACGAATCAAAATGGCTTTTTCGCTGGCGTTCGGTTACGTCGTCGGCGCTTTAATAGTAATAAATTTAATACAATAAACATGAACAAAGAAAAAGGAACGGTTGTCAACGTGACGCCATTGCAACAAATCTCGGACAAGTTCCGAAAACAAGATTTCACAATCAAAACATTCGATGAAAAATTTCCACAATTCTTGACCTTTCAAGTGGTCAATGACAAATGTGA